ATACTTCTTCAACACCTGTTTCATCAAGTGTTACTTATGCACAATCTGGTACAACTGTAACAGTAACTAAAACTGCACACGGTTTATCTACAGGCGATATTATAGGGATTCACTTTTTAGCAAATTCTGGTGTTTCAGCTACTGACGGTACATATTCTATTACTAGAACAGGCGCAGATACATTCACCCTTACAGATATTAACTCGCGTAGTATTGCTAGTACCGCAGCTGTATATGCGGTTGGTAAATGGTTACTTACTTATGAAACCGTAGCTACTGATATATTTACCAACGTCCCGTTCATTCCAGGTGAAGGCATAAGAGCTGAAACAGGCGTATACGCTGAAATGGTTAATATAGATGCAGCACAAATAATTTATGGCTAGTAAGAAAAAAGGTCCTAGCTTAGCAATCGGACGTGGTGAGAAACTTCCTGTATCGAAAGGTGCAGGACTCACGGCTAAAGGGCGTGCAAAATATAACGCAGCTACTGGGTCAAACCTCAAGGCTCCTCAACCACAAGGTGGCGCTCGTAAGAGATCGTTTTGTGCTAGGATGTCTGGTATGCCTGGTCCTATGAAAGATGAAAAAGGTAGACCGACTAGGAAAGCCGCATCACTAAAAAGGTGGAAATGCTAATGAGTACAGAACGAGAACTTGCCGAACATGGTGTTGAAATTAAACACATTCAAACAGACGTAGATACCCTTATGGAAGATATGAACGAGTTAAAGAAAAGACTTGATGCTATTGAGTCCGCTCTTAACGAAATCAAAGGTGGTTGGAAAGTATTTATATTTATTGCAGGGGTAGCTTCAGCAGTTGTAAGTTGGGCAGTTACTCATTGGTTTAAGTAGGAGATACTATGAAATCATTTATAGATAAAATATTTAGGAAAAGAAAATCAGATGCTGAACAAATTGAAGAAAATAAAAAAGTACTTGCAGAACAAATTGAAACAGCTATTAAAAATAAAATAGCGAAAGACGAAGCTACAGAAGTTGCAGTAGAAGCAATAAATGAAGAAGTAAAAGAAGTTATTAAAAAAGAAGAAGTGAAAAAAGAAGAAGTAGTTATTTACCCACAACCTAATCACTTTTCAGGTTGCAATTGTTTTAAATGTGTAAGATGGAAAAATCAAAATGCCAAGTAAATCTAAGAAGCAACATAATTTAATGGCAGCTGTAGCTAACAACCCAGCCTTCGCTAAGAAAGTTGGTATATCAAAATCAGTAGGAGAAGAGTTTATGAAAGCAGATAAAGGTCGTAAATTTAAAGAAGGTGGATCACTAAAAGAAGTTGACTCAAGTGAAAATCCTGGATTATCAAAATTACCAACGGAGGTTAGAAATAAAATGGGCTACATGAAAAAAGGCGGTATGGCTAAAAAAAGTATGAAAGAAGGCGGCATGATGGACAAGAAAGATATGGCTCAAGATAAAAAGACAGTTAAAAAAGCTGTAGGCATGCATGAGAAACAACTTCATGGTGGTAAGAAGTCAGACTTAGCTTCTCTTAAAAAAGGCGGTATGGCTAAGAAAATGGCTAAAGGCGGTGGCATTGAAGTTCGCGGTAAAACTAAAGGCACCATGGTTGCTATGCGCAGCGGCGGCAAAACTAAAAGCAAGATGTGCTAGGAGAATATTATGCCTGTATTAAAAATTGGTGGTAGAAGAATTGGCGGCCCAAAAGAAGAGGATTTCAAAAAACGTATTACTAGCGATGACAAAATGGCTCCAAACTTTGATGTGCCAAAAAGAGCATCTAGAGTTGATTTTAGTGAGACGACTTCTAAAGGCCCTAATATGGGAAAAGTTAATAAGGTTACTAAAAAAGAAGTATCTGTAGAAGGCAATCTTGGTAGCGTAGATAGATCTAATCCAGATGTTATTGGCCCTAATATGGGTCAAGTAATTACAGCTCCAAATGATATTGCACCTAATTTTGCCCCTATTAAAGAAGCTGCAGTAGAAAAAGAAATGGATCTACAAGATAAAGCTAGACGTTCGATGGGCTTTAAAAAAGGCGGTAAAGTTAAATCTAAAGCTATTAAAATGGCTTCAGGAGGTAAAGTGTCTTCCGCATCTAAACGTGCTGATGGTTGTGCTGTCCGTGGTAAAACAAGAGGAAGGAATATTTAATTATGGCTGATACAAAAAAACCTGTAAAAATTATTAAAGCTGGCGACATGTCTCCTGAAACTAAAGCTTTACCTGATGAAGTAGTTAAACCTCCAAAAGGAATTGGTAAATCTGAAAATGATATGGGTCCACTATCGAAAGGAAAAGGATTAGAGTTATTAACTAAAGAACAATATAATAAATTACCTAAAATAAAACCGGGTTCTCCTGCTTTTTCTGATTTGAAAAGCGCGCCCCCAGGCGTAGATGTTGACGAACAAGGTAATATTGAGTATAAGAAAAAAGGTGGCATGATTAAATCTTCTGCTTCTTCTCGAGCAGACGGTTGTGCAGTTAGAGGAAAGACAAGAGCATGAGACCTTCACGTGGTATGGGCGCTATAATGCCTGATAAAATGCCTAAGGGTAAAAAGAAAGCTCGTAGAGACGACACAGACTTTACCGAGTATAAAAAAGGGGGCAAGGTGAATGAAGCTGGTAACTACACAAAACCAAGCTTACGTAAAAGAATATTTAACAGTATTAAAGCAGCTGCCGTGCAAGGTACAGGCGCAGGTCAATGGTCAGCACGTAAAGCTCAACTCATGGCTAAACGATATAAAGCTGCAGGTGGTGGTTACAAGTGAAATGGTCTGACAGCCGTAAAAAATCTGTTGACTGTAAGAATCCTAAAGGATTTTCTGAAAAGGCTCATTGTGCAGGGCGTAAAAAGAAAATGGCAAGCGGCGGCTTAGCTAAACCTCAACAGTCTTTAAAAGCTTGGGGTGAACAAAAGTGGAGAACTAAGTCAGGTAAAAAGTCTAGTGAGACAGGCGAAAGATATCTACCTGAAAATGCTATTAAGTCATTAAGTCCACAAGAATATGCAGCAACAACAAAAGCAAAAAGGGCAGGTAAAGCTAAAGGCAAACAGTTTGTAGCTCAACCTAAATCTATTAAACAAAAAGTAAAACCTTTTAGAAAAATATAATCATGGTAGATAGAACCACAGGGCAGACGAGTTTTAACTTAGACCTAAACAATCTCGTTGAAGATGCATTTGAACGTTGCGGACAAGAGTTGCGTACTGGGTATGATCTACGTACTGCACGTCGTTCACTAAATCTAATGACGATTGAATGGGCTAATCGCGGTATTAACCTATGGACTGTAGAACCTGGTCAAATTACTTTAAATCAAAACCAGATTATGTATGCCTTGCCTACTGACACAATTGATCTTCTTGACATGGTAACTAGAACCGGCACAGGATCAAATCAGCAAGATATTAATATCAACCGTATATCAGAATCAACTTACATTACCATACCTAATAAGAATGCTACAGGTCGTCCTATCCAAGTGTGGATTAACAGACAAAGTGGCCAAGAGAACCCTACTACATTACTTACAGCTGAAGCGCTAGATGCTACAGAAACAACGATTACATTAACATCAACTGTAGGCTTAGCACAATTTGGTTTTATTAAAGTTGATAACGAAACCATTCAGTATGGTGGTATAAGTGGTAATGACTTAGTGGATTGTGTACGTGGTGTTAATTATACAACTGCGGCAACGCATATAACAGCTACTAAAATTTATGTACAAAACTTACCTACAGTGAATGTATGGCCAGCACCCGACCAAAGTAGTTTTTATACTTTTGTATACTACAGATTAAGACGTATTCAAGATGCAGGTACGGGACTCTCAGTTGAAGATATTCCGTTTAGATTTATCCCTTGCATGGTTGCAGGGTTAGCTTCGTACTTAGCGATGAAGTTACCTAATGTTGATCCTAATAGAATTCAAATGTTAAGAGCAGACTATGAAGCAGCGTTCCAATTAGCAGCAGATGAAGATAGAGAAAAAGCAAGTGTTAGGTTTGTACCTAGAGACATGAGCTACATAAGGTAGACGATGGCTAAAAGTGCAGAAGAATATTTAAAAGACCTATCACAAGAGCAAGAAGATTTATTAAAAAGATTTAATGTTTCAGGTGGTGGATCAAAAGCAGATGGCGTCACTGCTGCAGGTGGAAGACTCGCATATAAACATCCTATTGATGCATCTTCAGATATTGAGGTAGGCGCTTCTGGTCATTATGTTAAAGGTAAAGACTTTAAAGATAAAGGTATTGACAGACTAGATGCTATTTATAGAAAAAGATTTGAGAATGAATCTGAGCTTCGTGCAAAAGCAGGGGTAGGTAAACGCGGTCAGGGTGAGTTTAACGTAGAATACGAAATACCATTTAAAAAAGGCGGCAAAGTAAAAGCATCTAAAGTACGTGGACACGGCATAGAGAAAAAAGGTAAAACAAAAGGTAGGTTTGTATAATGCCAAGTAAATACGCAAGTGCTAAGAACTCGATAGCCCAGTGTGACCGTTGTGGATTTAGATTCAAACTAAAACAACTTAAAACATTGGTTATTAAGACCAAAAATGTTAATATACTTGTATGCCCTGAGTGTTGGGAACCGGATCAGCCACAGTTAAGTCTTGGTCTATATCCAGTGAACGACCCGCAAGCAGTGCGTAATCCAAGACCTGATAGTCCTAGTTATTTTCAAGCAGGTTTAACTGGAATACAAATACAATCTGGCACAGGCAATGATGTAGATCAAACAGGCGTACCATCAGGAGGTAGTCGAGTGTTTCAGTGGGGTTATAATCCTGTAGGCGGAGCTTCATCATTTGATGCAGCATTAACACCGAATGACTTAGTAGGAATAAGTGCACTAGGTGATGTAACAATATCAATATCTTAAGGAGAAACAAAATGGCTTATAAATCAGGTGCTGACGGAATTGCTAAAAAAGGTAAAACCGAAGGCCGTAATTTAGGTGATACAGGTCCTAGCGTAGGGATTAAAAAAGGTCCTATACACGCAGGTTCTAAAGGCGGTAAAACTAATGCTGATATGAAAAGTATGGGCAGAGGTTTAGCTAAAATTGCAGCACAGAAAAAAGGATAAATATCATGGCAGAATATAAACAACCTATTATTGTACCTAATGCAGAAATTTATTTAACTCAAGACCCTAATAAGTTATCAGCACAACAATTAGTTAAAGGCACAGGCACACCACGTGTAAGCGCAGGCGATCCTGGTTCTAATGTAATAAATAAACATGGTGAACTTGAAACTCGAGGTAATGGCGCAGCTACTAAAGGTCGTAAAGCTAGAGGTCCGATGGCATAAGCTATGTCATTAAACTATGCACAATTAGTTGTCCAGATACAGGACTATACAGAAAATACGTTTACTACAACGGATATAAATAATTTTATCCGACAAGCAGAACAACGTATTTACAATACAGTTCAATTACCTGCATTACGCAAAAACGTGACAGGTACGTTAAGTATTGGCAATAAGTATTTAGCTATGCCTACCGATTGGCTATCTACATTTAGCTTGGCTGTTATTAATTCTGCAAATGAATATAGTTATCTTCTAAACAAAGACGTAAACTTTATTAGGCAATCATTTCCTGATACGGATACAGACTTTTATGGAGAACCTCAATACTATGCTGTGTTTGATAATTCTACGTTTATTGTAGGACCTACACCTGACGCTAACTATGCGGCAGAACTTCATTACTTCTATTATCCTGAATCTATTGTAACAGCAGGCACTTCATGGGTAGGCACTAATTTTAGTTCAGCACTTTTATATGGTTCTTTATTAGAAGCTTACACCTATATGAAGGGTGAAAAAGATGTGCTTGATAATTATAGAAATCGATATGACGAAGCGATGTTATTACTCAAACAACTTGGTGATGGCAAGAATAGACAAGACGCATACCGATCAGGTCAAGTTAGATACCCAGTTCAATAAAGGAAACTAAATTGGCACTCGTTCAAACATTAGCAACAAGCTTTAAAGTTGAAATCTTAGATGGTATCCATAACTTTGGCACAGGCGTTATACGTGCATCCACTGCAGCAGATACATTTAAGATAGCACTTTATACAGCCAATGCTACATTAGATGCAACAACAACTGTATATGATACAACAGATGAAGTAACAGGAGCAGGCTATACAGCGGGGGGTAACACCTTAGTTATTTCTCAAGTGCCTACTTCAACAAATACTGAAACTGTAGCATGGTTAAACTTCGCTAATTCAAGTTGGCCTAGCGCTACCTTTTCAGCAAACGGTGCTTTGATATATAATAGCACTCAAGGTAACAAAGCAGTAGCAGTATTAAATTTTGGAAGTACTAAAACTACGACCAATCAAACGTTTACAGTAACATTCCCGGCGTCTTCTTCAAGCGCTGCAATTATAAGGATCACATAATGACAACAGTATCTTCTGTATTTTCAGAAGCACCGCAAGTAAAAGTAAGTAATGTAAGACCGTTAGAAAAAGATTTATATAAGATGATGTGGGACATACCAGAGTATAGAGCAGTAGCTCCTGGTGAACTCATTGCACAAGAATTTTTGAATCAAGCTAGACCTCCTAAAGGGGCGTCAGTATTAGACTTAGGATGTGGCACAGGACGCGGCTCTCTTAATTTAGCTTTTTTCGGTGGCTTAAATGTCACTATGGTTGACTTCGCAGATAATTGTTTAGACGAAGATATTCGACCGATGTTAGAAACACAGAAGCATGCTATGCGATTTGTAGAGGCAGACTTATCTGAACCCCTACCTGTTAAAGCAGCTTATGGATTTTGTACGGATGTGATGGAGCATATTAGACCTCATCATGTAGATAAAGTATTAGATAATTGTTTGGCTGCTTGTCAACATGTTTTCTTTCAAATTGCTACTGAAGATGACAACATGGGTAAAGTGGTAGGACACAAGCTTCATTTAAGTGTACACCCTTATGAGTGGTGGCTAAAGAAGTTTATTGATAGAGATTGTATTATTCATTGGTCTAAAGAAGCACCTGGCTATTGTTTATTCTATGTAAGTGCATGGATGAAAGGTGAAGACGTTGTTGATAGAGGTGTTATTAATACCAACGAAGAAACTATAAAAGCAAACGTAGAATTTAATATTCAAAGGGATTTTATGCAGGTTCAACCTTACCCTACGAATGACCAAGAAGTTATGATTGTGGGCGGTGGACCATCATTAAATGAGCACCTTGAAATCATTAGACAAAAGAGGGCTGATGGTGTTAAACTGATCGCAATTAACGGGGCTTATAAATGGTGCCTTGATAACGGTATTACGCCTTCTGCTATGGTTATGGTAGATGCTAGACCTTTCAATGTACGGTTTACTCAACCTATAGTGGATCATTGTAAGTATTTTATTGCTTCTCAATGTGATCCTACTGTATTTGATGGGCTTCCAAAAGACAGAACTTATATATGGCATACAAGCGCGGAATTGCTAAATGACATATTAGCTAAGCATTATAAAACATGGTATCCAGTTCCAGGAGGATCTACAGTCCTTTTAAGATCAATACCACTATTTAGAATGCTAGGATTTAAACAGTTTCATCTCTTCGGATGTGATTCATGTATAGATGAAAAAGAAGTTCACCATGCATATGAGCAACAAGAAAATGATGGACAGCCGATCATACCCGTAAACGTGGGCGGGAAAATATTCAGCTGCAATCCGTGGATGATCTCTCAGGCACAAGAATTCATTGATTTGATTCGTATGCTAGGGGATGAAATAGAA